GGATGACCGTAAGGGCCTTACTAACACAACCGGAGGACCAGAAAGAGATATCTGACCCATCAGGCTCCTCAGTGAAATACTGAAGGAGGTTAGCATAGCCTTCGAATCTACGCGTACTAGAACTCTTGGCAACGAATTGCAAAGAGGAGTACTCCTCGCGTTGTAGGTCGCGGTTATAGCGTTTCTTTCCGCTAGAACTAAACCCGCACACGGACTGCAGACCGAAGGTCCCAGACCCAACTGGTACAGTGGGTATCAGCTTGCGCATCGCCACACTGATTGGTGATAGCAGCGCGTCCGCTGTTCGCCACATCCCTTTGTAATAAAGGTTATTGGCTGACTGGACAACACTACTTAGGGTACTGGGCTTAGACTCCACGTAAATCTCTCGAACTTGCCCCGGGGTCACGTCGTGACCATCGAAGGCGTCAGTTCCGCAACTCTCCCTAAACTTACCGTTTTGGAAGGTCTTGGACTGATTGATCTTGAGACCTAGCAGCTTCATCAGCTGCTGGACGCGTGGCATCCATGTTACGGGAACAATAAGATCGTCCCCGTACACTCGGACCAACTTTCCCATATCACGCCACTCTCTCTCATTTCGAGCTTCGGTCGCGAGACCAGCAGCTACGCAAATGATGTAGAAGCATAGTGATTGAACAGGGAACGTTAGGGCTGAACCCATTGACGCGAATTTCCTTAGCTTGTGAAGCTTTGGAGACTTCTTGTCAATGTCGTTGGACACAAATCGTGTCCTACATGCAACCATAGCCCTGAGCAGAGATAGATTACCTCTGAACATGGCACCGACTACAACGCAGGACAGACGGTCACTGGCCGATGATAGATCAATCGTCGCAGTGACTAAGTCCTTCGAACCGCGTAGCGCCGCTAAACCAGACAAATCCTGTCGACTAAAGTCGATAGAACGTCTAATAGGCGACGCCTTAATAGCCCTTGTGAGGAACTTCCTCACATTCTGCTGACACCACTGATTAGCGGTAGGTTCCGCGGCGATGAGCCGAGGACCGCTGTAAGTCTTTGGTACAGCATATAGTGTCGACGCCCCATCGTTGATGGGAAACGGGTCACTACGGCCACCATCTAGCCAGGTGTTCATATTTGGAACACCAAATTCTTCTACCGGCCAGATGAACTGGAGGCGGTGACTCCAGGCTGGGAACTCGTACTTATAACCGAGTCCAGTCCGGAGGTCAGACACAGCACCAGGCCCGTGCTTGAAGTCGCTATCTTGAGGCTTAAACTCCCCAAGAGAAGCGGCGACCCTGTTGGCGACTTGCTGACAGAGTCGTAGCACTCGTCTATCTGTTGTTCCTGGCAACCCGCCAGAAAGCAGACCTGCCTCGGTATCATGTAACTCCTCAAGGGAGTTAACAGAACTGAGGTTAATATCAGACCCATCGCCATCCCAATAGTTAGGTGGCGGCGGGAGACTTTCGTCGATCTCATAGTACTCCTTTACGGTCAAATAGACCGCTTTATCGGGGCACTGAATGGACAGCTTCTTAAACGCCCGAAGAATCGTGCGAAAGAGACGCAGTACCACCGGATCGATATCGTGCTTCAAGCATCCGTTAACCTCAAAGACCGCTAACCAAAATCCCCTGAATAGTCTTGGGATCTTTGTCCGACCGTTGATTGGCCTCGTAAGAGGTTCACCATTGGTCACAAGAGCGCCGCGCTCGATAGATGATAGTAATATCTTATCGAGAGCTGGTAGCATCACAGTAAACAACGTGATGCCGAACCTTTGAGTAAGGGCATTGAGACGCAACAGATCACGCTCGCCGTCCTTCCGGAAGGTTGGATGGTAATCAATGGCATCTTGAATAACGCCATTGAGGAGTCGCATGAGTTCGTCAGTCAGGCACTTATCCATGATCTACACCTCTGTAGGTTTGTGGATCCTGGGCTTTCGTACCAAGCTACGTCTGTGCTATCTTCACCAGAAGGTTAAGAATAGCCTTTCATGTAGCCAACGACGAGCAGAGCGAAGCAGTCCCACTCTTAGGACTGCCAGGTCAGCAAGTCAGACTGGACAGTGGTACTATCGAGATAATCGATAGCGCCTGCGAACAGATAACCCGCGGCAGTGAGATCATCACTGTTCAAGGTTCGATCGACAATGTAGAACTGTCGAACGATCTGAGGGGTTGTGGAGGTTGCGAAAACCGTCTGGGTGAACTCGACATTATGTCGATCAAAGTTTCGCCCATCGGGTTGAGTCGCTTCCTTTGAGTGCCGGATTTTCACACGGTACTCGTCTGTCGCGGAACGGAGGTAATACTCCGAACCGTAGTTGTCCTGATTAATCCGATTCAGAACCTTTGCCACCGAATTGATGGTAAGTGTAAGAGTCGAACCGAAAGCCATGACAAAACTCCTTTGTCGTTTTAACCGCATCATCGCGGCGATTGATACTTACCTACTAAGGTTCGTAGCAATCGACGACAAAGTCACCAATTGCCGAGTAGATAAGAACGGCATACTAGCCGTCAGAGAGGCACTCGAGAGTACTCGAGACTTAGTCTCAAATACCCCAGAAGCTGGACGAGTTGTGAAACCAGGGGATACAGAAGTAACCCATGTGTTCCAACGTGAAGTAGTCTTCTTCATGTAACACGCGTCCACCGGGTGTGCGCCTACTGCGTTCCTTGTAGCATTTAAATAAGTGCCCAAGTTACCGAAGTAGTCCGCAAACCAGGACCACGGAACCGCTTCCCATATAACAGACGCTAGTCCGCTAGATGAGAAGTCCCAACCATGCACCACCAGCCGGGCCTTGTTAACAAGGTCTTGGGCTGAGGGCATATCAGGGTAGTCAGGTTTCCACCTGACAGTGACCCACGCTATACAAGTCGTGTGTCTCGAACGACCGCCGCTTACGCTGCAGTTGAACGACTGAAAAGTTGGAGTTAAGTCCGTGTCGAGATGGCTACCGCTATAAACGGTGCGCCTTCGCTTCATCCCGCCCTTGCGATAGAGAGCTTTCAGCTCTACAACTCGCTTGTCGACTTGACTTGTAAAGTCAGTAAGACGGCGGAGATCCTGAAAGAGCAAGTCCCAACCAAAGTTTTGCTCGACAGCAGAATTGCTGACGTGCTTCCTTGAGTGGCTAGTCCCTTTCAAATGCAGCATCTCAGGGATATCCTTGAGTTCGAATAGGAAGTTCGGAACAGACACCTCAGGTCTTGAGGGGTTAGTCCTAGCTACCACATCGGTTACCGCAGAAGCAACACTAGGTTGTGGAGGTAACGCTGAATCGAGGCAATGAGACGCCTCAACTCCCTGATTATCCCACGGGTAGTTCACCATCTTATAGACGGGGAACACCGTAGGGGCCCCGGAGACTAATCCGGGTTGCAGGGTAAACCTCTCAGCGAACATGGGATACGGAGCGGGATAACCGCCAATCGTATCATCCATATTGGCCCAACCGGTAGATACAGTGCGCGGAGTTACCTCGTGAGTTGGCAAATATTCAATAGTGCCACCTTCGTTTGGTAATGTAAGCACCCTGTGCCGGGCAAGGACCATTTGATTCGCACCTAGGCAATGACGATGGAGACAAACATTCTGTTTGCTGCTCAAGCAGGCAAGCCTCTAG